TAATGAACTCCTAGCTTTCATAATAACAACTTTATAGGAGAACAAGATGGCAAATACATACGAATGGGACTGTAAAACAGTAGACGTGTACCCAGAATACGAGGATCACACAGACACAGTTTATAACGTCCACTGGCGTCTCAATGGAACAAGTAGTGAAAAGCACGAAGTAGATGGTCAAGAAGTACCATACACAGCTAGTGTTTATGGCACTCAATCATTATCATTAGAAGATGTCGGTACAGACTTTTTACCTTTTGACGAATTAACTAATGAAATAGTTACTGGTTGGGTAGAGGGTAATATGGGTGAAGAAGAAGTGGCTAATTTAAAAACCTCTTTAGACTCTAAGATTACTGAAGAGATAACACCTACGACTGAAACAAAAACTATAGGCGAGTAAAATATTATGGCTGATACTTATACAACTAACTTACAACTCAGAAAACCAGAGGTAGGAAGTTCTACTAATACCTGGGGAGACAAACTTAATGCAGACCTAGATCAAGTAGATGCAGTCTTCTCGGCAAATGGAGCAGGAACAAGTGTTGGCCTACATGTGGGAACTGGTAAAAATTTAAAAGTACATGGTACATTAACAGCAAGTGCTGATGTGTTTTTAGATGGTGCTGGTACTTCACAAAACGCATTAAAGTTTATTGATGCAAGTGGTTACTCAATTGGACTAAAAGCGCCAGCAGATTTAGACGATACAAACATAACATTGGTGTTACCCGACACTACAAACACATCTAATGGTACAGCTTTAATTGCTACAAACGTAACCAATAATGTTGTAACCCTAGGATTTGGCACACCACCAGTTACAGTAAGTAATTACTTTGCATCATCTGGACTATCAAACAAAGACCTAGGAGTTGGCTTACATATTAAAACTGGTGATAGCGGAGCTTCATCTGTTCAGGCTAGTTATGATGAATTGGTTATAGAAGGTAGTGCTGACGCAGGTATATCAGTTTTATCGGGAGCATCTAATAGTGGCGGAATAAGATTTGGTGACTCAGGTAACTCTAACGCTGGTGGCATTACTTATCTTCATACCGATAATACTATGAACTTTGTTGTTAATGGTACTTCATCTTTTTCTGCAAATGGCCAAGACATTATGATACCTAATTCATCAGACGCGGGTAGAATACAAATAATGGGTTCTTACACAAATCCACAAATAATTATTTATGGGCCAACTAATAGCAATACTACTAAAATGTCTTTTAGAAATGGTAATGGTGCAGTTGGAACTATTGCAACAAATGGTTCTGCTACCTCTTACAATACATCTTCAGACTACAGGTTAAAAGAAAATGAAGTAGCTGTATCTGATGGTATAGAAAGATTAAAACAATTAAAGCCTTACAAATTTAATTTTAAAACTGACGTAGACACAACAGTTGATGGTTTCTTTGCACATGAGGTTTCAAGCGTAGTACCAGAGGCTATAACTGGAGAAAAAGATGGAGAGGAAATGCAAAGTATAGACCAAAGCAAACTTGTTCCTCTTTTAGTCGCAGCAGTTCAAGAATTAACAACAAGATTAGAAGCATTGGAGAATTAAATGCCATTAATACAAGTGACTCCTCCACCTGGCATTGTCACTAACGGTACTGATTATGCCAACAAAGGAAGATGGACAGACGGTGACTTAGTACGTTTTGAAAACGGATACCTAAGACCAATCGGTGGATGGACAAAGCTCAATACATCAGCTCTTACTGGTACTCCTACTGGTATGTTCTCCTACATAACCAATGGTGGTAAAAAAGTATTAGTAGTTGGAACAAGAAAAACGATTAATGTTTTAATAGATGATACTTGGTATAACATCACGCCATCAGGTTTTGTTACAGACGCATCCTTTGATCCTTTAGGATATGGTGCATATCACTATGACGTTGAAGACTATGGTGATGCACGTTCACAATCTGGTTTATTATTTAACACTAACTCTTTTTCTTTTGACAACTTTGGCGAGATATTACTTTTTTGTTGTCCATCAGACGGAAGAATATTTCAATGGAATCCAAACACGCCTAGCACAATAGCAGTACCCGTTTCAGGTGCGCCAACTAACTGTGCTGGTGTATTAGTTACTAACGAAAGACATGTTGTAGCTTTAGGTGCAGGTGGAGATCCAAGAAAGATACAATGGTCATCAAGAGAAACACTAACAACATGGACTGCGGCATCAACCAATACTGCTGGTGATTTACAAATACCTACAGGTGGTAGAGTACTAAGTGCAGTTAAATGGCAAACAGACGTTATTATCTTTACTGATACTGGCGTAGCTAGATTGTATTACACGGGTTCTCCTTTTATCTATGGCATACAAGACGCTGGTACTAACTGTAAAGCAATCAGTCCAAGAACAGTTATAGCTGCTGATTCATTCTTATGTTGGATGGGTGAAAACTCATTCTTTGTATTTGATGGAGCAGTCAAAGAAATTAAATGCGAAGTGCATGATTTTGTTTATGACAATATAAATAGTCCATATAGAAAAACATCATGTGGTGGTCACAACTCTAACTTTAATGAGATGTGGTTTTTCTTTCCCGTTGGCACAGACCAATTAACACCAAACAAATATGTTATCTGGAACTACATAGAGAACGTATGGAGTATTGGATCAATGGATAGAGGATGTTGGTTAGACCAAGGCGTATTAGATTTTCCAACAGCATGTGATAACGCTGGTTTTGTTTACGAACACGACAGCACAACATTAACTAACTCAGAGAACTTAGGTTCAGCAGTACCCTACGCAACGTCAGGGCCTATTGAGATAGGCGTTGGTGATAACTATGTACAATGCAATCAGATTCTTCCAGACGAAGAAGCAAACACCTTACCTGGAGTTGTATTAAGTTTTAAAGGCAGATTTACACCACTTGGTGCAGAGACAGATTTTGGTAGCTTTACTTTTGAAACTGATGGCTACACAGACGCAAGATTTACAGCAAGACAAGTTAAGATGAAAGTAACAGGCGACACAGACCAGTTATTTAAAGTTGGTAATATACGACTAGATGTTAAAAAAAGAGGTCGTAGGTAATGGCACGAAAGGCATTAAGAAGACCAGGGCCAGTAATAGATACAGATTATCAAAACTATCTGATTTCTGAAATAGAGTACAGAGATGGGTTAGCATTTAAGAAAGGTGAAAGAATAGAGGTTAGTGGTGTAGATGCTACTGAACTCGTATTAGTGAGTCCAAATGGAACAAAATATAAACTTAGTATCGCAGACAACGGAACAATCTCCGCCACAGCAACAGTCTAAAGAAGACTGGGAGCTAGAGTTTGATAAATATAAAGACTTAATTGAAAAGGCTATTGACTATCAAGATTCCTATACAATTGATGATGTTAAGTATAAAATAGAAAATGGAATAGCCTCAATTTGGGGTGGAAAACAAACAGTTATAATTACAGAGTTCGTAGTTTTCCCCAAGAAAAATGTCTTACATATTCTTTGTATAGCTGGAGATTATGAAGAAGTAGAAGAAATGTTTAAATCAATAGAGAAGTACGCCAGGTCAATCGGGATTAACAAGATAACTGGTAGTGGTCGTAAGGGTTGGTTAAGAAAAGTTAAGCACCTAGGATTTAAACAAGAATATTTAATTAGTAAGGACTTATAGGATATATTATGGCATCAGCATTACCATACATCACAGCAGGAGCTACCGCATACGGAGCTATCAAAGGCGGTGGTGATAAAAGCACAACAACCTCTACAACTGATCCAGCAACTCAGGCACGTTATGATGATTTATATAACAGAGCTAAAGGCGTAGCAGGTCAACCATTTACACCATACACAGGTGCTAGAGTAGCTGGATTTAATCCTGATCAACTAGCTGGTTTTGATGCAACAAGAAATATGTTTGGTAGATCATTATCTTTTGATCCTACAGGACAACTAAACAGCTTAGCTCAAGGCCCACTTAACATACAACAATTTCAGAATCCTTATAACGAACAAGTTATTAACAACACGCTTGGTGATCTTAATGATGCAAGACAGATGCAAATACAAAGCGATCAAGATGCAGCAATAGGCAGAGGTGCTTTTGGTGGTTCTCGTTCAGCATTGCTTGAATCAGAAACAAATAAAAACTTTGCAGACATAGCAGGTAGAACTGCTGGTAATTTAAGACAGTCTGGATTTAACAACGCAGCAAACCTAGCAATGGGCGACAGAAACTTTAGAGCTGGTTTATTTGGTAATCAGTTAGCAGATCAATACAGAGGATTAGGGTTAATGTCTGGTATTGGAAACCAGCAACAAGGACTAGGACAAGCTGGACTAGATGCAAACTATGGCGAGTTTATGAGAGGTATAAATTATGGCCCTCAACAGTTAGGTTTATTATCTGGTGCTGTATTTGGTATGACACCAGGACAAATAGATTCTACATCAAATAAACAAGGTTTACTTGGAAGAATAGGTGATGCCGCTGATATCTACGACACAATTTATGGTGATGATGAATAATGGCAATATTTGATTTCAATAAACCAGGCGGTCTTTTAAATATAAACCCTAATGACACAGGTTCGTTGGGTATAAACATATCACCCATTAACGAACAAAAAAAACTAGAAGAGGAACAGAGAGCAAGAGCCGAAAAATCAATGAAGTTAAAAAACTTTGCTGACACTCTTCGCATGGTTAATGCAAACCAATCTGGTAACTATCAACAGTCTATGATGTTCTCAAACAGACTGGCACAAAGAAAAGCAGACCAAGAAGCTAGGCAGAAAGAAGCTCAAGCTCTAATGAAAAAAGAGCAGTTTGAAAGAGATCAAGAATTATTTATAAAACAAAATCCTGAGTACGCACAAATGATTAGGTTTAATCAATTATTTGGTATGGATATGCCAAAGCCTGCAAAAAGAGATTCTTATGTAGCTAAAGATGGTTATAGATATTATGTAGATGATGGCACAAGGATGTTTCCTAACATAACAGTAAAAGAAGAACAGTCAGAAGCAGATAAATATAAAGAAAACGCTGCTAGGATTAAAAACATTGTGATGAAGGAGAGTATTGATAGTCCTAAATTAACAGAACAAGAAAAAGATTTTTATAACAATAATTTAAACAAACAAGGAGTCTTGTCTCTTGACCAAACAATCGCTAGTATGATGATGGGTGATGCTGGTAATCAAAATCAAGAAAACAACAAAACATATAGAATCACCAACAAGTCTTACTCAGGCTTAAGTGTTGATGAGCTTGTAAAACAATCACAAGATTTAAACCCAAGTTTAACAAGAGAACAAGTTATTAAAGATTTAATAAGCAATGGCATAATTGCAGAGTAATACCATGGTAGATTTTAAGATACCGCCTCCGCCACAAGAGGAAGTAAACGAATTTAAAATACCGCCTCCTCCAGAAGCTAATGATATTACACAACAAAATATTGCAGCTAATGGTTTTGTTCTACCTCCTGTCCCAAAAAAAAATCAAAAACTATCTGAATCACAATTAAAAGAAAATCCAGAATTTATTAGAGCTGCTAAAAGTATCTATGAATGGAATGAGGGTAGAACTTTTGGTTTTAAAAAAGACAGCAAACCTAAGAAGCTAAACTCCGACAAACAGTATGCAGACTATGCCCTAAGATACATGGGTTGGTTTAATTACAATATACCCAAGATGACTAAAGAAGCATCTGATCTTAAGTTCAATGCAAACCAACAACAACGAGAAGACTTCGTTACCTTGATGGATATGTATGATAACAAGGAAGCTAGTCTTGCTGGTACTGGAAGATTAATAAAAGGACTTGTTGCTGATCCATCTACTTATGTAGGCATAGGAACTTTAGGTGCTGGTTTACTTGCAAGAGAGGGAGCAAAGGCAACAGCAAAACAAGGTATAAAAGAACTTGTTAAACAAGGTGCAAAACAAGGAGCGAAGATAGGAGCTATAGAGGGTGCTATTTATTCAACTGCTGATAACGCACTAAGACAATCAGCCAGGGTAATGTCTGGTCAGCAAGAAGGTTTTGAGTTAGGACAATCAGCAAAGGCTGCTGGACTTGGTGCTGGATTGGGTGCTGGATTAGGTGGCACTATAGGTAGTGCTGCTTCATATTTTAAAAATAAAAACAAAGTACCAGCACAAGTAAACGAAATGGTTGGCCCAACAGATATGGTTGGCCCAAGGTTAGACGTACCTCAACCTAAGGTAGATACACCAGTTACTCCAGAAGTTGTTACACCGAAAGTAGAAACTGCTAAACCTAAAAGCACAAAGATTCCAGAAATACTAAAGATACCTAAGAAACCAAAAGTAAGAACTGCTAAAACTTATATTGAAGGCGGAGCAATCAGCAGAGACTTTTCAAGAATGGGTGAGCTAAAACAAATCTTAGAAAGTGATAAAGGGATTATTACTTCTAAATATTTAGCACCAAAAAATTCAAAAGGCTTTACAGACTTTGACCAGATACAAGAGGCCATGCAAGAAGATGGATTTCTTCCAGAATTGCAAACATTTGATGGTGAAGTGCCAGATTTTACAAACAGAATAATAGATGATTTGCAAACAGATAGGGTGCATCAAGACGATCAAATGCTATTAAGCAACTGGGAAAGACAGACAGAAGAAGCAAGAACAATCAGACAAACTTTAGATGATTTTAATATAGACTATAGAGGAATGTCTGATGATGATGTGCTTAAGACTTATGATGATGTTGTTAATAATAGAATACCTCCAAGACCAATTGAACCTAAATCTTTCTATAAAGAACAAGATGCTTTAGCAGATGAGTTTGTAGCAGCAGAAGGCGGTAACATTAATAAAGTTAAAGCAGATGATGTTATTGATACTCCAGATGGTAAAGACTTTCAAACTGATACGACTACTGGTTTAAACCAAAAGGTAATTGATGTTGGTCAAGAAATTATAAATGAACTTAACATACCAGTAAGTAAGAATGTAAGAATATCAGATCAGTTAAAAGAAGCTGTGCTACTAGCAAACTCAAGTCCAAAATTCTTTAATCAGTTTGTAGATATTTTAAAAAGAAATGATCTTACTATAGAAGAGTTGTCATCTGTATTTAAAGAAAGCATCTCTGATTCAGCTAGACGTATGCAACAGTTAAGCACAGCTAAACAATCCATGAAAAGAATGGGACAAGAGCTTGGCGAGATAGCGCCAGACGAAGGCTGGTATGCAAACTTTGCAAAAGAATATACAGATATAGTAAGAGACTTAGATAACATAAGAAGGGGTTTATTAGTTAGCCAGATAGCAACAGCAATGCGTAACAACACAGCTCAAATAGGAAGAGTTGGTATGCACACATTGATAGAGGCTTTTGATGATGTTTTAAATAGAACATTTAATCCATTAAGAAAAGCATTTGGTGCTAAAACTAAAAAGGTTGATGGTGCTGAATCATTCCGCTTGATGATGAACCTTACAAAAAACAAAAAACAATCAGCAGAGTTAACTGAGTTTTTAACAAAATATTTTGTTAATGAAAGCGACAGACTGTTTACTAAGTATGCTTCGGAAGTAGCTGATTCATCTAAAGCTAAAGTATTTAAAAGCGCACAGAAGATGGTTGATGGCCTCAATACTTTAAATAGAATACAAGAGTTCTGGTATAGAAGAGGCATGTTTGCAACGTCTATACAAGATACATTATCAAAGAAGAGTATTGATATTAAAGATGTTGGTATAAATGATGATCTTTTAAAATACCTTGACGCGTCTGATATAGAAAAAGCGGTTGATGATGCTTTATATTTTACTTATGCAAAGACACCAGACAACAAAGCATTAAAAGCATTTGTAGATTTAGCTAACTCCATACCTTTTGTTACAACTGGTTTATTTCCTTTTGCTAGATTTATGGCTAACGCTATTGATTTTCAATTTAGACATTCACCACTTGGCTTTTTAAAATTATTGACACCATCAGAACATAAAAAAATAGCTGCTGGAGATAGTAAAGCATTTAGTGAAGCTGTAGTGGGATCAACTATTTTACTTGCGACTATTGAAGCTAAAAGAAAAGGATCAGAAGATAATAAATGGTATGAAGTAGAAACATCATCTGGAAAGACTATAGATATGCGACCATACTTTCCATTAACTCCTTACCTTTTTGTAGCAGATGTAATCACTAGATTGGAAAGTGGTAGAAACTGGGGTGATCCAAAAGATATTTTACAAGCACTTACTGGCGCACAATTTAGAGCTGGTGCAAGTTCACAATTAGTACAAAATATTTTAGATGGAATGGTTGGTTTAGATACGGAAGAAAAAATAAGTAGATATTTTTCTGATTATGTTTCTGATATTCTTGGTGGCTTCTTAACTCCACTTAGAATGTTTAATGATTTTATAGATCAGGATCAAGAATTTAGAGCGCCTGTACCAACAGGTGAATTTTTTACTGATACAACTAACAAATTAAAATCAAGTATACCTATAGTAAGAGAACAATTGCCAGAACTAGAATCACCAACAAGAGAAGCTCCTCCTGGAAGACCAGATACTGTACAAATACCTTTTACTGGTATTGATGCTCCAGGCCCTTTAGTAAGACAGCTTACTGGTGCTACTGTAAGAGAAGAAAAGAATCCAGCAGAAAGAGAGTTTGATAGATTAGGATTCAAAAGAAGAGATATATTACCTTATTCTGGTAACGCTGTTGTAGATCAAACAAGAGCAAAAGAAATGGGTAAACCAGTAGAGGTAATGGTAGGCACTTTAGTTCAATCTGATTTTTATAAATCTAAAAGTAATGCAGAAAAAGAATTATTAGTAAGAAAAACCTTACAAGAAATAAGAAAGTCTGCAAATGACTACATAAAAGCAAATAAGATAAATGAAGAGGCGTTCCAGAAAGCAGCGTTTAATAGACAGCCTAAATATATGAAAAAGTTATTAGCTGAAAAGGGTATTACTTGGAAAACATTTAATGACACGAGCAACGGAGAGAATAGGTAGGAGTGGCGAATACCTAACTTGCTCGGTGATAGCAAGAGAAACCGATACTGTAACAGTTATGCCTCATGGTGCTAACGCTGACATAATCTTTGAATGGGAAAACAAAATGTATCGTTGTCAAGTAAAGACAGTTACCCATATAGAAAAAGCTAGAAACAGTTGGCGGTTTGATTTACGAAAAGGATCACACAGCAAGTCAAGAGAGTACAAAGAAAACACCATTGATATATTTGCCTTGGTTAATCTTAAGTACCAGAATGTTTACTTCCTACCTTTTAACAATTGCAAATACCTACAATATTCTGTACATGACGAACCCATGAAAGCTGTTAATTCAATAGAGAGTTTTAGAGAGGCTATGGATGCAATAAATAGCACGGATGATAGACGGATAGGCATATCAGTCCATGACATACCTCTTGAAAAACCCCAGAAATTAGCGGTTATTTAACTGTTCGGGGAGTAGCGCAGCCTGGTAGCGCACTATGTTTTAAAGCCATCACACAATTTCACATCATTACTTTTTATTACTAAAAACCCTTGTTTTCTTTACAAGATTCAATTTATAATCTACTGAATAGGTAACAGAAATACACATCAATCCGCAGTCAAAAGACGGATAAAACACGGATGGATAAACGAGGAGCAAAGCATGGCAAGATACCAGACTGATAAACAAGTGAGCGCATTAAAGATATATAAGACAGGTTATTATCTACATTATAGGTACAACAAGAAGACCAGAGAGATGAAGATAGCAAGTAAAGATGTCTTGATTGGTGTTGCAAGAAACAAAGCACAAAAGATACTGGGTGAAGTAGCACAAGGCATTGATCCGTTGGAAGCTAAAAGAATAGATTCTGATGCTTATACCTTAAACCAGGCGTTTGAGTTAAAGCTAGAAGACTTGTTTAACAATAACAAGAAGTGCGTAGAGATGCAGGATGGCAAGATAGATGGTGAGCCAAGACGTATGTGGGATAGAGATGTCAAGAATACTTTAGGCAAGATGAAACTAGAGAGCGTTGAGACTGGTGATATAACTAAGCTACATATTGCAGTAAGTAAGAGAGCTAAGTATCAAGCTAATAGAGTGGTGCAATTGATTAGTTCTGTGTTTGAGAACAGCATTAGATTGTCTTTAGTTAAGTATAACCCTGCAAAGTACGTTAAAAAGAACCCTGAGATGCAACGTGATAGACCTTTAACAGATAAAGAGTTTGCTGAAATAAATAAGCAGATCAATATCATAGAGTCACAAACACATGAGCGACACTTAAATTCTATCAAGTATATAAGGCTATGTATCTTAACTGGTGGCAGATGTGTTAGCGAGATTGGTAGTGCTAAGTGGTCTGATCTTGATGGTAATAAATTAGTCCTAGAAGAACATAAGACAGACTACCAGGGTAAGCCAAGAGTAATACATCTAAACAATCAAGCTATGGCAATCATTAACTCTTGCGATAGAAACAGCGAAACAATACTTGGTGTTAAATATCCTTACCATACTTGGAACAAAATTAGAAAAGCTGCGGGATGTCCAGATGTGACGTTCCACGATCTAAGACATAACTTTGGTACTATGGCAGGTGAGCAAATGAAGATTGAAGATGTGAAGACTCTTATGGGACATAAAAGTATTAAGGCTACTGAGCGTTACCGTAAAACTAGAGAGCATATAGCCACCGAAGAAATGCAAAATGTTGGTAACTATATGCAGAAGATAATGATGTCTAATTAAAGTTCTTCGTAGTGTTTAATTAAAGCGTTTAAATACCATTGTGCTTTCTCCAAGCATTGGATGTTGCTGTCCTTGTCCTTATGTCTATATAAATATTTCCAGATGTTACCCTCTAAGTAAGCTGGAAAGTTATTAGAACCAACCCTATCTTTTATTAGGTCTATACATTCTATCTTGCCTTGGTAATGCGGTGGCTTGTTAACTAAATCTACCTTGTTAGTTTTTTTTAATTCTTCCAATTTATCCCACTCCTCTCTTGTAACTTTATCTATACTCATTTTTACCTCCTTATTAATGCGTAAATGTTATTGATAAATTTTCTGTAAATTTTTTCTGAATAATATTTCTATTATTTCTTGTCAGTGACTTGCTTTATTAAATTTACTTAGAGTAGAATAACATAATCACGAAGTAATAGGTAACAACATGGAAGAAAAAATATTTTTAGATCAGAACGAACTAGCAAAAAGATGGTTACGTTCTCCTAGAACATTAGAGAACTGGAGAACAAAAGGAACTGGCCCAACATATCAAAAGATTGGTGGCAAAGTTTTATATCGTCTTAGCGACATAGAAGAAATAGAAAATAAATCAGACGTATCTGGAGAGTAGTTTGGTCAACGCACGAAACAAAGGGCGTAGAGGTGAACGCGAAGTTATTGACGCAATTAAAGAACTTTTAGGCATAGAGCTAGAAGTTAATTATGCTCAGACTTTTGGTGGCGGTCACGATCTTATATCTCCTAATGGCTACATGCCTTACGCAATAGAAGTCAAAAGACGTAAAGCAATCACACAATCAGATATTAAAAACTGGTGGGATCAAACAGTCAGACAAGCAAACAAAGTGGATTTATTACCATGTCTTTGGTTTAGACAAGACAGAGCAGATTGGAAGGTAGCGATACCATGTCCATATTCTAGCGAGAAAAATTTTTTTTCAGTTGAAGATGTAAACATTGCTTCAATTATCAGTCCAGAACTTTGGGCGGCAATAGCAAGAGAGGAGTACAACATTGGCACACGCGATATTATCACCGAGTAGCATAAACAGAATTATAAGATGTCCTGCTTCAGCTAAGATAAATGCTGTAGCGGAACGAAGAGGAAGTATAGCTGCGGCTAGAGGTACTGCGGTTCACGAAATGTGTGAAGCTCTACTTAAGAATAGATTAGATGGTATTACATTAGCTGATTACTACCTTGGTAGAACTGTTGATGTAGATGGTTTTAGTTTTGACATTACTAAAGATGATATTGCTATAGCTGAAATCTATGTTGATTATATTAATCAGCGAACAGAAGAACTTAACGGTAAATTATTAATAGAAGAAAAAGTTAATGCTCCAGAGATTAGTGATGATCTATGGGGAACTGCTGATGCAGTCATCTTAGGTGAGAGTAATAGAATGGTAGTAGCAGATTTAAAGTCTGGTGCATGGCCTGTAGATGTAGTGATGAATGAGCAGTTAATGACTTACTCATTAGCCTGTCTGACAAGATGGGGAAACGAAGATACTGTGATTGAAATGACAATCATACAACCAAACAAAAGAGCCTTTCATAAAGATGGGCAAATAAGAACTTGGGATATTCAAGCTGTCGATCTTGCAGATTGGGGTTTGAATATTCTGAAACCAGCTTGTGATGAAGCAATGGGTGATGAGCCTAGCTTTAATGCTGGTAATTGGTGCAAATTCTGTTCACACAAAGAAGTTTGCGAAACATATAACAATCCAAAGGAGGATTAATAATGGTAGATAATAAAAAAGAGCAACCTCTTTTAAGTTTCCAAGATAAAGATGGAAACCCTAGAGAGATATTTGAGAAAGACTTAACTGATTTGAATAGACCTTTAATTCAGCAGATTAGTCAAGACCTGGGAGCGCAACAACAACTTGAAGAGGCGTTTCAATTAGCAACTAAAACTGTACATCACATGGAAAGTGTTAGAAGAAATATTGCTAATACAATTGAAAAGCTAGAAGATGTTTTACCACCTTACAAGAAACCAATTGTAATTGAAGGTGCTGACAAGGCAGGTAAATAATGTCGTTAGCAGCAATACAAAAGAAAAGTAAGGCTAAAGCGTCAATAACAATTATCTATGGCCCTTCTGGTCTAGGTAAAACAACACTTGCTGTTGGTAGCAAAAACCCAGTCGTAATTCAAACTGAAGAGGGACTGGGTATTCTTACTAACAACAGGGATATAGCTCATTTTCCATGAGCAAAAGATTACGATACTTTTATTGGTTATCTTAGATCACTTGTTGATGCAGATGAACTTGAATACAAC